TGGCCTGCCTATCCCCGATTAGGTAGTAACCCAGGTCGAGGAAGGAGATGTCGTTCGGTTCGCCCAGGGTTGGCACCTTCTCCGTGAAGATGACCGGCCTGCCCAGGATGGTCACAGGCGGCCCCGCAGCACCGTTATTGAGCCAGATTGCCGAGCCCCCCTGCCCGACTTCCAAGCTCATCTGTGCGAGCGCCGGGAAGGTATCGATGCTGGCGACCCATACGGCCCGCCCTAAAGAAGCGGGGAGCATCCGAGCGTACATCGCTACGATGTCGACCCACTTAATCGTGGCCTCTGCGTCCCGCGTCACGGAAATGAGCGCCGGACTGTTGAGCACGCCCTGGGGTTGCCCGACGCCGTTGCCTGTCAAGAAGGCGTAGTCCTCTTCAAAGGCTATCGCCTCCGGGAACATCGTGGAGAGGAATGCCTCGAAGGAAATGATGCTATCGGAGATAAGCTCGTTCGGAACCTCGGTGTAGGCCACGAGCTTCTTCGCCTGTAGCACCGCACGGCCAAACTTGGCGTCGCTGCCCTTGGCCTCCTCCCCTTCCTCACACCATGAGCAGACGACACCGCCATAGACGCTACCGACATTCGTGGTGGAATCGATGAGAGGGAACGGAACGGTCAAGGAGTCCATTGGGATGACCCTGGCCCGTGCCCGAACGATAGAGGCTTCGAGCGCGACCCTCAGCATCTCTGAGCGCAGGCTCTCAGGGATGAGATACCCGCCCTCGCTGGGGACGCCACTGGAATAGGCCCGAATCTTGCGAACCCGCTCATCGGAATCGCGGTTCGGGTTCATGTGCCAGGTGGCCTTGAAGTACTCCGCGTGGCTCTCGAACAGGTTGTCGAACTGAGCGCCCACGGCGCGGGGGTTGTAACCTTTGGTGTCGACGGGCATGTTCTTCGGCGTCAGGTCGGGGCGGTTGACGCCCTGTTCCTTGAGGAAAGCGGTCAACTGCTCCTGCACCTGCTCGCTCACGAGCTTGGCAACTTCGCCCGCCTTGTTGGTGGCCTTGACATACTGGGCAAGAAACTCCTTGGTGGCTTCTGCGCTACCAAAGACCTCGCTGCGCCGCTTGTCATCGGCCAGAAGCTCGGCAAGCTCCTCTGGCTTTTCCGGGATGATTACCTTTTTCATTGTTTTCTCCTAGAGGACCGCCTCTTCAAAGGCTTCCTCGAATAAGGCAGCCCAATCGATGGGCTCCTCTTCCTCTTCTGGTGCCTGCATCCTTGCCAGCAATGCCGCCGGGACATTCTTGAACCGGCTCAAGTCGAATGAGTTACTGATTTGGCCCTCGCCGTCCCCCACCTCATCAGCCAGGCCGATGGCTACGGCCTCCTCCGCGCTATACCAGGATTCAGCATTCATGCGCTCTTTCCACTCATCCTGCGTACCGCCTGCCTTCTCTGCGTATATGTCGGCGATGTTGGCGGTCATCATGTCAAGCAGGTCGCCCATCTTGCGATGGTCATCAGCGTTGCCGATAGTGAGCCCCTGAGCAGGGTGAATCATGATATAGGTGTGAGGTGCCATGATTACCTTGTCGCCCGCCATCGCCACAACTGAGGCGGCAGAAGCAGCGAGGCCATCAACGTAGGTGATGATTTCGGCCCTCTGCTGCCGCAATGCGGTCAAAATTGTGATAGCGTCGAATACGTCACCGCCCGGACTGTTGATATGAAGGTTAATCCGGCGGGCCTTCATGCCTTTGAGGTCGCGGATGAAGTCGCCCGCTGTCACTCCCAGGCCCCCGATTTCAGCGAGCAAATAGATGTCAGCCTCAAATTGAGCCACGTTCTGAATGCGATACCAGGCTCTATTCTCGCTTTCCTTCTTTGCCGCCTCAAACGAGCCATCGTGCTCTTTGCAGTGTGACCTAGCTTCCGAGGCAGACCAGACATCCTTGCTGTATCGATAGGCTTGCTCCGTCATCGTGTCCTCACCCTTGAGGCGGCCCATGATAACGTCGTATTTCTTGCCATCGCTCTCGCGGGAAGTCCGCCGGAAGCTGTCGGGCTTAAAATCATCTGGGTCGCGCAAGCGGCAAGAATGCTCGTTGGCGTAAGGCATTTCTACCTCGTTCTTATGCTTCTTCCAGAGCGACTCGCACACTGCTCGCCGTTGACCTGGGGCGTACTTTTGCGTGTCCGGATAGGCCATACAACGCTCAATGTAGTCATCGTGACTCTCGCCCTTCTTGGGAATCGGCATGATTCCGCCTCTTTCTATCTTAATGCAGTTATTTTGCGCGATGCAAGCGTTCGCCCGATTCTGTTACGTCAATCAGTCGGTCGAGCTTCTCGCTGATGGCACCCAATGCCTCCATGATGCTGCCCAGGTGATTGTTGACCATGCTCGTTCCCAGGGCGAGCAGCTTGTACATGACCAGCAAGGTCAGCGTAGCCACGCCGACGGCACCGCCCTGTATTACAATCTGGATTACGTTTGCGTCCACCAGCTAATCCTCTTCGTGCAGCGCAGCCGTCCGATAGACCACGTTACAGGTGCAGTTGGGGTGTGCCGGGATGGTATCGTCCCCAGACGGGAAAGAATCGTTGATGTCTAGCCAGTCGCCCGTCGCATTCTCCTGACAGACCTCGCAGGCATCTCCACTGGCCTGCCACTGCTTCTGGTCCCTGCCCTGACTGATAGCTGCTGTGTGGCTACCTGCACCAAGGCTTTTGGCGGTCTCCGTTCGGGCAATAGTCCGAGCCCGTGGTGCTCCAAACACGTCGCCCTCTTGGAGGGCCGCCTTAAGGTCCTGAACGGTCCCACCGTTCTTGATTGTCTGAGCTACCAGGGACCTAACGCTGTTCCGTGTAGTGTCCTTGAGGCTATCTATCAGGCTGGCGCTCCTGTTCTGGGCATATTCAACGGCCAGAAGGTGAGCCTGAGAAGCTGGGATAGCCTCCTGAAGCAGGGTAGCCTCGAACAGGTCGGTCAACTCGGCCTCTACGTCAGCGCCATAGAGGGTCTGCCAGTTGCGCTGTTGGAGCCAATAGTCGATGTCCTGGGGCTGAATCATCGCCGCCTACTTCCGACCTTCTTGGCACCCTTCTTCTCTTTGGGCTGCCGCTTTGCCTTCCGGTCAGCCTTTTGCCTAGCCTTGCTTTTCGTCAATGAACTTCTCCAGGCTAATACGTTCTGTGTCCAGCCGGTCAGCCCAGTTTTCCTCAATCCGATTGGCTGCCACCTCTACTGGGTCCGCCTTTCCCTGGAATCTACCGAATGAAGCCTGTGGTGCCCTGGTAGCGCGAGTAAGCTCAGGGAGTCCAAGCATGTCACAGGCCTCACTGGTATCGAAGCCAGCACCGGCCAGAGCGACCAGGGCAGTGACCTTTGCTGTCATTTCGGTCGTTTCCTGAGTCCTGTCTTCGGGCGTTGGGTCCTCGTAATCGAAATAAAGGCCCTTTCCGCTACTCCCAAAGAGGGGCAGGAGCTTCTCATTGAGGGCCTGCTTGATACGCTCCAACCTGGGCCTGAGAAGCCAGCGGGCGAATACTACCTCCGCCGCCTCTGCGTTGGCCCTGTTTACGTCAGTCGTGATGCCCAAAAGGGGCCTCGGAAAGCCAAAGGCGAGCATCATTAGGTCCCGGTTCATCTCTCGGAGCTGGACAAAGCTCATGTCGCGCTGTGTGTACTTGCGGTCTACCCACTTGCCCTTCTCCAAAATGGCAACGCGGTGAGCATTGGCGACTCCCTGATGCTGCTCTCGCCAACGAAACAGGAACTCCTCGAACTCAGCACGGGACATGCTCCTCTCAAACTCGATGACGCCTCCGGGCTCTGCCGAGTTGAAGAAGAAGTTTCTATTCCACTGCGAAGAGAACCGTTCGGCGTCAATGTCCGTCAGAATGGCCTGCACAGGGCCTAGTCCCCTGTAAGCATCAAGGGGGTTGGGGTATTTGAGGAAGATAACGTCCTCTATGCCGAGGGGGACAGTCTCCGAACCGTTCTTGTAAGTGTAGCCGGAGATGAAGTCAGTCGGGTGAGGGACGGGTGCCATCTTGTCCGGTCTGACGGGCCATAGTTCCAGAGGAGGGCCGAAGCCAGCATTCGACCGGCTGAGTATCCACCAGCCCTCGCCTACTAGGTCGAGATGCTGCTGGAAGGTCTCCACGAAGTCACTTTGCGAGTAAAACGGGTTGGGATGGTCCCAAAGGTCCTTAGCCGGATGGTTCAGAACCTCGGTACTGGGGTCTGGGTGCTTCGTGCTTGGGTCGCCACGGTAGAGGTGCCAGTTTGCTGAGGCTGTGCCGCTGGCAAGCCTGTTGACCATAGCAAACAAGACACCGACGCTGCCATAGGAGCGCATAAGCTGTTCGCCTGGTGCGCCGCCCTCATTGCTCTGAAAGACATTTCGGGGGACATAGGAGACGGGGGAGCGGTTAAAGAAATCGCGGATGATAGAGCGCATTGGACATACCTCTGATCAGAGTCTATAGCCTGGGGCCAATTATTCAATACTTGGCACGACTAGATGTAGGTAAAGCGGGGCGGCCCGCTCTCTGGGAAGTGGGCATTCGCCAAGGCCAGGGCGCACACGCAGTCATCATTGAGACCTTCGGGGGCGCTGTACCTTACCCCTGTCCTGGTATACTGGTACTCGAACTCCCTAAGCTCCTGTGCAATTGGCCCTTCAGGAAATCGAATCTTGCGCTGCTGAATGGCAAGAGCCAGGCCCTCCATAATCTGTTGCTTCGTTGACGATGTAAACTTGAACGCCTTATAGTTGCCGCCCTTGCTCTGAAGCTCCTCCACAATGGGGTCTCCAACGCCTGTGGCATCGCACAAGGCAGGGACATCGCCCGTAAGGGTCTGAATGCGCCCTATCGTGATGCCCCACGGCT